GTTATATTGTAAATGCTTCCCAATTTTGAAGCAGAATTTTTAATTAGGTAATCTATTGAAGAAGTATCAGTTGAATTATCAATCCCGACTTTCTGTTCAAGAGCATTTATAGCCCCCACAATATCATTCCAACCACTGGCAGTAATAACATCACCAGTTTCTACAGTAGGTAAATTATCTAAAGAAGTAGGAAAACTGGTTGATGCTAAAACAATCCCTCCTACTATTAAAACCGCTATTAAGGTTGTAAATATGATTTGAAACTTCCTCATATTAGTGCATTGTTTCATTGTCCCAATCCGTTCCTTCGCCCGCTTTTACTTTTCCAAATCTCGACTTCCCGAATTTAGCCATACCAAATTTAGCAGGCGGATTGCTAAACTCCTCATTATCCCAAGTAGTGCTGTGTGGTGTTTCGTTAGTCCATTCGGTTGCCATAATACCTTATCTCAATTAATTTTGATTTAATTTGTTGAATTAACTTTTTTAGAACCTTTACCCTTTCTTTTAAGACAAACTCGTTAACAAAGTAAGGTTCTGGGTCAATTGCTCCAAAATAGCCGTTGTCCTTATTGATTGTTCTTCCGTTCTCATCAACCCGCTTCAACCCTAAATGAAGGTGATTGCCAGTGCTGAAACCAGTATTATCTCCATAACCTATCAAATCTCCCATTTTCACTCTTTGCCCGTCTTTAACCACAAATTCCTTTAAGTGCCAATAGCGGAGTTTGAATTCTTTGCCGATGATATCTACCCCTATTCCTCCTCCCATATCTACATAGGTTTTAGCCACTCCTTCAAAATCTCCGCTATGGTAAATCGGTTCTCTATACCAGCAAATTATATCAAAGCCGTTGTGGGCTTTTAATCCGAATTTCCTGTAAACTGGCAACATCTTCGGTATTGTTCCCTTTAGCCCGAATTTTTGGACGATACAATTTGTTAAGAGGGGTCTGTATACCCTCATTTTTTAATCTATTTTTCAATTATTCCCACTACTACTGCCCCGCCGGTGGCAATACAAGAGACCTTTCCTGTGTATAGGTTTTGCGGTGTTATCTCGTAATACTCACCTGCTTCTATCTTAATTCCTTTGTTTGCTCCCGCTGTGGAAGTTGCTCCAAACACACAATAAACAGGATTGGTGCTGTCTTGATTGCTTATTAAGGCATACAACCTCCCAGAATTAGCAGACAAAACCTCTGTTGCGCTAGAAGTATCCACTGAAATGGTAGCGTTCGTTGCCGAGCCAAAGGAGTTATAAAAAGCAAAACCTGCTGGCGAAGGAGAATGGGCAACATATCCTATAACCAGTCCGACTATTAAGGCTGTTAAGATGTAAATTGTTTTGTTCATATTATTTCTTTTTTCTCTTTCTCTTTATAGTAGTTCTTCTTCCCTTTGCTAAAGCGCCCTTAAAGGCAAAAACACATCTTTTCTTCGTCTTTGTAGAAACTCTTTTTTTCCAACCAGTATTCATCCCTATCGCTCGGCAATAAGCAGCAGCAGAGGAATAACCGTGTCTTTTTGCTTCTGCTGTCAATGCTCCTCTTTTGAATTTCAAGGGCTTCTTTCCTTTCTTTTTGATAACTACAATTTTAGTTTTCTTTTTCTTTTTTCTCCTTTTTCTTTTCTTTTTAGCCATATTTCCTGATTTTTATTTAAGCCGACCTTTTACCCGACCTTTTAAGCCCTGATGGGCTTGTGCCAGCCCCCTTCCAAAAAGGAAAGGAACTGAGCAAGCCCCACAAGGAAAAGGCTATTGAGGAATAATCAATACTCTCCAAGTTCCAGAAGCCAGGTCTCTCGTGCCTCCACTTTCGTTTTGCAACCTTATCTCCACCGTATTTGCCGCCTGCACATAGCAGGTAGCAACCACATCCTGTAGGTCATACGGAGCAGAAACCAAGCAGAAATCGCCTAAAGCAGCGCCAGTGACGGTCAATGATTTCGTTTCACCAGCGCCGTCAGCCAAACTGGAAGGATCGTAGGTTGTTGAACCTGTTAATACCCCATCAAGGGTATTTATCTCCGCAGCAGTGGCTGTAATGGCTGTTCCGCCCAGTTTCAATTCTCCGTCGTCCACCTTAATTCCTTCGGTAAAGGTAATCTCCCGATTATATACCGTTCCGCCAATAGCAGGGACGCTCGGATGGACAACATAACCAATCATAAAACCCACCAAGAAGACCAGAATTGCTATGACTGTCAAAAATTTCTCTTCCATAGGTTTTAATAGATTATTTAGTTAGTCCAATCTGAAGCGTCTATTCTTACATCTACAATGCTATCAGTGTTCAAGTGGAACACTTTTGCTCCGTAAAGCATCCAAGCGAGAACAATCCTGCCTAACCTCAATTGAGGTTTGCGGAATTCAAAGGTGACATCCTTCTGAATAACCACATCAACAGCTTTCCTAACGCAGAAGATAGCGTGAGACCTTTGCAAACTCCAAGCATCGGCAGAAACCGAAGTGGCAGTGGAGATATCTCCGTAGCCAGAAATGGTAATGTAAGAAGTTCCATCGGTAGCGGTAATTCCATTCTGGGTCAAAATCATTCTGTCTTTGAAAGCAAGTTCAACATACTTAGTTCCAGCTCCTGAACTCTTATTGATAGCAGCAACCAGATTGTCAAGAGTGGCAGCAGTATTAGCGCCAATCAAGACATTTCCAGCAGTGCTACCGAGAGAACTCACAAAAGTGAAGGTTACTCCCGCAATGGTCAGTGTTTGACCATTAGAAGGGTTGTCCGCAGGTGTCCACTTGGCAGAGAAAGGAAGGTTTTGAGTTTCAATAATATCAAAACCAAACCTTCTACCAATAACACCATTTTCACCCACTTTGTCTGCCATTTCGGTATCTTTTCCACCAAGATAATCAAGCAAAACCTCTTTTAATCTTGGACCGATGAGAGCCACACGGTTAGCAGCGCCGATAAGTCGGTTACTCAATTTTCTCCCAGCAGCCAAGAATATATTATTGATATTACTTGTACTCGGAGAAATATAGTTCCCTGCAGTTCCACCGGGCATATCACCGTCATCAATATATAGTCCAGCAGCACTCTGCATAACGCTCAAAACCTTGTGTTCTAAACCATTCTTCAAAGCCTTTCCAGCCATCGTGGCATACATCGCAGCCGCATCGTATTTGTTTTGAATGCGGTCAATGTCATCCACTTCAAAGGGAACTATCTTTTGCTGGTCAATGGTAACATACTCATCGGTTGCTCCAATATCCTGCAAGGTCACATCTGTCCCTTTAGTATAATCAACTGCGCTTAGGACAGCTGAAGGATAAGGTTTGTGCAGAACATCCATCCCTTTCTTCAATCCAGCTTTAAACTCAGTATTGGCAATCGGTAAAACAACATTCTCTTTATAGATTACTTCCTGCGCAACCGCTGACCAAAGTTCACTGTTGAAGGCTGTAAGTGTGTTTGCCATAAAACCTATTCAACTCTTGTTTTAATCTCGTTTTAAGAGCCAAATAGATTTCAGGCGACCTTGTTAAGTCCTACCCCTGCTTTTTGAGCCACTCAAGGTATTCGTGAAATTCTTTCCTACCCTCAGGGGTGGTTAAATCAAAATCCTTCGGACTCATCTCACTGAAATCTCTTTTGGCTCCGCCCCCTCCTCTCTGAGTAGGACTTATTGAGGCTTGCTCTGCTCTTTTCTTTTCTTCTTCCTGTTTCTTCAAGAAAGAGATATAAGGGCTGTTTAAGGCTTCTTTGACACTTTTGTAAGTGCCGACCTTAATGTGCTTCCTTATCTCTTCCTTGATGGTATCTGAGACATCCAATTCCTCCAATTCCTTCTCTCTGAGCTTCGCCTCAATCATTTTGTCAAGGTCAGGAAGTTCTGCCTTGACTTCCTTTTGGGGAGTTTCCCCTTGCTTTGCCTCTTGTTTAGAACCTTGTTTAGAGGCTTGGAGTGCTCTTTCCCGCCATTTCCTTTTCTGTTTAATGGCGGTTGCTAACTTCTTTTTTAATTCTTTTGCTTGTTTAGCCAGTTCTTCGGCGTCAAGAAGTTCTAAATCTTCTTCTTCGCCGAAGTCGTTGAGGTCTTCCTCCTCAACTTCCTTTTCTTCTGGCTCAGGGTTTTCATTAGGAGTTCCCTGTTCCTGTTCTTGGCTATTTTCTGCCATAATTTTTTGGTTTTTAGTGAGGTTTGCCAAAGCCCTCAAAATAACTCGACCTTTATTCAATTAATGAACCGCCAATTCTTCTGGCATGGGCAAAGGCTATTTCTTTATAGTCTTTGCCGTTGTCTTTGGAGTTGTAGGTTGCTACGACTTCGCCTTTGAAGTCAACAACCTTCACCTCCTTTACTTTTTCTTTTTCTTTTTTTTCTTTTTTTTTGNNNNGCCATAAGCCATATCACTAATAATACTTGTCTTTTTGTTTGTCTTCCTCTGTCCGACCTTTGGATTGCTCTATTGTTAGAATTTGTGAAAGAATATCTCGTAAGATAACAGAGGCTTTTTTGTTGGCTTTTAGTTCTATGGCTAATTCTTGGGGGTTGTCTAATTCTTTTAGGTTGTTAATGTTCTCAACTCGGGAAATCATCTCTATTAAGAATTCCTTTAGTTCTTTTCCCGCTGGGCTGGCTAATATCTCTTTTATGTGTTCTATGTCCATATTTAACCTAATCTATATCTCCCTCTACCTCGTCCGCCACCTCTGCCGTGTCCTGGCCCGCCTCTGGCGCATCCCTTTTTGTTCCTGTTCCTTCTACCTCCTCCTCTCATTCCTCTGCCTCTGCCTGCTCCTCTTTTTGCTCCATATCTCATAGTTTTTTTCTTTTTTTTATTATTTTTGCGACCTTTAGGTTTATAACCTGACATATTTTTGTAAATTGACATCACTAATCGGTAATATCTGTCAGTTCCAATCTCTATGTTGGGATATTGCTTCGCTACCTGTCTTTTTGCTCGTTCCCAGTATTGCTCCTGCTTTGAAGTTTTGACTACTCCTCTCGGCATATTATTCCTGTAATTGAAGTTTTTTATCCTTTAATAGGTCAATCTCTTTTTGCATATACTCCTCAACCAATTCTCTTTCTTTTTGGGCAAATTCTTCTCTCGTTTTCTGAATTGCTTCCTGTAGGGCTTTGGTGGGATAGGCTTGTAAATATAATTCTTCCATCTCTTTTTGAAGTTTCTTTATTTTCCTGAATTTCTGGTCGTGGTCTTTTTTTATTACTTCTTTGAATATGGTTAATACTCCTTTCATTGTGCTGGGATTGTTTGGGGGATTGCTTGGGCGGGCAGTTGTTCTGCTTTCGGCAGTGCTTCTACATCAATTCCTTTCTTTCGCATTGCCAGTTCAATTAAACTTCTCCTACGGACAGGATCGGTCTCAAGTTGGATAAACGAATACAGGGTTTCAAGGTCAGTCAACAATCTCGTATTCTCCCCGCTTATCACGACCTTTACCCTTGGCTTAAATCCTGCCCACATTTCTTTTTCAAGTTTGATTATTTCTCTGTCGTTTTTTAATAATTCGGCTAATTTGGCTTCTTTGATTATTTTTGCTTCCTCTTGGCTGTGTGGACCAATGACAAGCAGGTTATCTAAATACCAAGTATCAACCAGCATCTCGTAATACCTCTTTAGGTTTCCGCCTGTTAGTTCTATTACTTTTTGGGCTTTTAGGTTGGACAGAAATTTGGGTAAAATCCAATCTTGGATTAAATTTTCAAAGGTCAGAGTTATTTTTTCTCTGATAAAGTCAAATAATTTGTTAGCGTTTACATCAAGTATTGCTCCTAATCTAAATGGTGTTCCCGATGGCATACTCTCTCCTCTAACTACCTCGTAAGAGTTGGCTAATCTGTCGGCAATTTCCATCAATCTGTTCCACTCGGCTATTAACTGATCTATTCCGTGCAATCGCATATCAATCTGGCTTAAATCTCCTGTGTGGATGATGTCTCCGTTGATTAAATCAGTTTTAATGTTTGAGACAATCGTTTGTTTTTCTGCGGTTCTAAATATCACTTTTGAAGCCCACTCTAAGCCCTTTGCTATCTGATTAGCAATTTCGTTTGCTCTTACCTGGACATCAAATAAAATCTCGTATAAGCCCTCTCTAAACCATCTGCCGTGATACCTGCCTCTGTGGATTTCTTTGTAGTAGTCAGATAGTTTGCCCGGGAGTTTGTCAGCATAGAGAATTTTTTCCTCTCCCTGCTCGTTAAGGTTGCAGACGATGATTTTTGCTAAAACATACTTATCCTCGCTTCCGCCTGTTTTTTCTTGTGCTTCAAGTAAATCTTTTTCACTTATTTCTCCGTTTCTCTCGTAAACCTCGTAGTAAGGGGTCTCCATCTCGGTTTCTTTCGCTTCATCGGTCGCTTTAATCATCATCGGCTTTACTTCTTTTAAGACCTCGTCAACATTTTTCCATATTCCTTTTTTGCTTCTTAAGTAGGATTGAGTTAGGCAGTGTCTCTCTATGACAGGAGTTTCGTTTATTGTCTTGGCTGTTTGGTTGATTATGTAAACATTGTTGAAGTCCAGTAATTCGTAGCCGTCTTCTGTTTTCTTTAATAGAGCGTTGCCCCACTCGGAGTTTGCTTCAATTACCTCGTTTAGTTTTTCTCCTTGTCCCGTTTCTTTTAGCCAGTCCTCCAAATAAGCGTTGGCAATTAAGAGCCGAAAGTCGTCTCTTTTATTTGTGCTCTCTAAAAGAATATCTTTTCTGTCAAAGTCTATGTTCTTGATTTCAGAGTCCACCCGGGGAGAGATAATATCAAACCAGTATTTGTAATCTCCTTGAGAATCTAATTTGCCTGACGAGTAGGTTCTGTTTTGAAAGAGCGAAATTCTTTTTACAAGTTTATGCTGTGAAAACTTAACCTCAGGGGATAACTCAACATATCCCCTTCTGTAGTTGTCAATTTCTTTTTTGATTAGGTCTATGACTCTCATACTAAAAAAACCCGACAAACCATCAGATACCCACCTCATTGATGAGTATTTGACGGCTCGTCGGGTTCTTCCCGTAGTGAGCCAATTTCGGGGTTTATGCCCCGCAGTATTCAATTGTTGTCCTTATTATAGCAAAAAAAAACTATTTGTCAAGTCCCGTTCTCAAACTTTTCCTCAAACTTGTTGAAATTCTTTCCAAGAATAACATCCCTAAATCCTTCTTTTATTCGGATTGGCAAACCTTTTCGGATAACAACCACTACACTGCCGAATTTTATTTTTCTTATTTGCTGGATTAGGTCGGCTTCTTTTGGATCTAATTCAAGTTTGATTTTGTTGTTCATATTAAAGTCCCCAGTCTTTGACTTTTTGTTTTTGACGTTTCTCACGCCTTTTTTTTATTTCTTCTTTTTTTCTTCTAACGGGGTCGTTGTGCTGTTCAATTATGTCGTCTATGTTGATTTTGTTGGGCTTTTTCATAAGCCGTAATCTTTTTTTCGCATCTCTTGTAATAGTGTCCTTTTTTGCTCAATCTCAATCTCCCTTTTAATCTCATCCTCGGGAGCACGGGGATTGAGGTAAACTAAAGCATATCTTATAGCGTCCATAGCGTGGTTGTTTATTGGGGTCGGGTTTTTTGTTAATCTGCCTGTCCTGTCTCTTTCCCAAATATAGTTTCTGTATTCTTTAATTATGTTGACGCTTCTCTTGGTCACGCTTATTCTCTGGTTTTGGACAATTGCTATGCCGTATCTTACTAAATGCGTTCCCTTTTCGCTTGGCAAAACATTTAAGCCATAACTTTTAAGTTCATCAATGGCTTTAGGTTCAGCTGAATCTGCTATCACTACTTTTGCTTCCTGATTTTTGAGAATATCTGATATTTCTTTGTTGCTTAATCCTTTTTGGTAAACAATCTCATCTAAAATATAACCGCCGTTGTAATAATAAACTGCTACTATCGCTGTTGGGTCTAACGAGTAACCAAAGTCTAATCCGTAGCACTCCAATCTTGCCTCGTGGGGTATTTCGTCAATTATCCGCCAATCTTTGTAAATTCTGTCTTCTGCTTCTCCTAAGAGTCCCAGTCCGAATACCCGCCACCAGTTGGGTCTATCTCTTCTGGCTTCAATACTCTTAACAACGCTTTCTGGCAGGGCTTCGTTGTCTTTGTAGGTCAGGGTTATTTCGTCAATTTCGTTTGCTCGTGAGGGTTTTAATTCGGTGTAATACCAGAATTCACTGACCGGATTCCAGTCCATAAAGACAAATTCTTTTGTTCTTACTTCTAATTGCTCAAAGGTCTCAAATCCGCCTGGGAGGTTGTTTGCCTCGTTGATGAATAATCTATCTCGTCTTGGTCCTCTTACTTTGTCAGGCTGGTCTGCTGA